CTCTTGAGATCGGCATCAGCGACTTCATTTGGTTTACCAGCGTCAACCGGCGCAGCAACTTGGGCAACACCAGCAGCCTTGTCTTTCTTGATTTGGGCGGTCATATTCGCAGCGAGTTGGGGATCTTTCTTCACATCCTTCACCATGCTATCGATGTATTCTTTAGTTGCTTTCATTGCAACCTTTGGTCCTGCAAAAAATTCCCAACGCCGTCCGTTGATGTAAACACGAACAGGTTTACCAAAACCAGTTCCCAACTGCTTAATGATTACTTCCTGATTTTTGTATTTTTCCGAAGAATGATAAAACTCTTTTTCGAAGTTTGGGTCAAGCGAGATATCGTCTTTTGCAGCCCCTGCTGTTGTGGGAACGATTCTCAAATCACCAGCCTTTGTTGGTGATGTGACCGGTGGTGCTGATGGTGCCCCAGGTAGATTTTCAGGAAGAGCAACTGGAGTTTCTTCTTCCTTCTTGTCCTGAACACCGGTAACAATTTGACCAGAAAGAGCCTTTTTTAGTTCTTCGATCTTGTCGTAAATACGAGAAGCCAACTCTTTTTGAATGAGACTCTTGAACTTCGGAGCCTCCTTCTTGATGAGAGTTTCGATAACGGATTTGAGAAGTTTGTCGGTATCGGTTTCCATTTATCCCCTTTACACAAGACCAAACTGTGTAGTATCGGGTTCGATCTTTCCCGCATTACGCTCACGCTCAATTTCCTTATCCATCTGCTTGATCTCGGCTTCACTAAAGCCAAGCACATTCTTTCGCACCCATTCATGAGAATAGTACTTACCTATGTATGGTTTAATATTACTCAATTCATCAACTTGCTGCCGCCGGAGTTCGGCGTTCTTGAGTTCTGTGAATAGATTGTCTTTAAGGAAGTCAAAATAAATTGCTTCCTTCATTTCTGCCCATTCCTCTGCCGTGATTACTTTCTTTAGAATCAACTGCTTCTTCAAAATGTCATAGAAGAATTCACAGAACTTAGTTCTGAGCCGGTGGATATACTTCGTGAATCGAACTTCGTCACGGGTGATCTCTGTGGAACGCCCAAGCATGAACTGCTTGTCCTGCTCCAAACGGCTTACGGGCACCGAAAGGGCACGATACAGTTTCTTTTGGAAGTACACGACATCTGTCAGTTCTCCAAGATTCTGACCGCCCTGTAAGGTGGTGATTTCAGTACCACGGCTACCTTCACGGCGAGGCAACCAATAGTCCTCAAGCATCGACATGAACTTGCGATCATCACGAATTTCTCCTGTTGCCGCATCGTAAACAAGACGATTGCGGTATCGGTTCATGAGATCCTTGACATATTGTTCTGCCTTGGTCTTCGGCAAGTTACCGACATCGATGTAGAAGATACGGCGTTCTGGCGCACGGCTGATGCGATAGATGACGATGGCATCTTCCAACATTCGCAGTTGATTTAGAGGCTTTATAGCCTTGTGCAGATATCCAACAGTTCTTTTATATCTGCTATCCATCAAACCGGACGAGCAAAATGCAATTGCATCCTCGCTGATCTTGATACCTGTGGGATTTCCACCAGCACGGGGATTGTCTTTGTTGTACAGATAGAAATCTCTGTATCCCGTAATAATTTTTGTACCGTTCTTGAGTGTTTCTTTCGTATACTCACGAATTTTCTGAATGTTCATTGGATCCACATAACGCATCTCTAGGATGCCTTTCTGTGGATTTTCTTCGTCAATTATCAAGTGAAAGAATATCTTGCCATCGACATACCAACGGCGAAAAACTTCAGAACCCCTAGTTTCAAATTGCATGACACGAAGAAGATTTCTGAATTCTTCGTGAATGCGTTCCTTTACATTATCGCTTGCCTTAAGTCGATCAAGCACAATTTTCACAGGTGATTTCTTTTCACCCATTACAATACCTTCATTGATGATGTCATCGATTGCGACTTCAACAATAGGGTCTTGTGCCATCTCACGGTACTTCATGGTCAGTTCAAAATCGTTTCGAACAGTACCGTCAAGATCAACATATTGACCATAAAAACCGCCAGCCTCAACAGGAATTGCCCCGTCATCGAATGTCGGTACGACAAACGACTTCAGGGACTTTTCCTGCTTCTTTTCTTTTTTAGAGCGATCTAGACGAAATCCGAAGAGTTCCATTATGTAAATACCTCATGACCTTTCAAATTAGGTTGTTACCCCTTCGACTTCGAAGTATTGATATGCAATCGTTACATCAAAGGTTGAAGGTTCTGATTGTGCGCCCATGTCCATCGTTGTTTCCGAAATGGTGGTGGGCCAGCAACCAACCATCTTATAACGAGCAATTGGATTGCCTTCACGGGTGAGTGGGGTAATCGTCCAGTCGGTCATGAAGTTGCTCATGGCATTCGCACCGACATTGCTGCGGTTTGTATTCATGAGATTCATCCATGCCTCGAAAGACTTGCGTAGTCCGTATGTACCATCGTTATAGCAAGAAATAGACCAATCAGCGAAGGTACGATCTCCAGGGTACTTAAAAGCACGACCCATGTAGAACGCATTGTTTGTATTCAAAGTGGATGATGGAATCTTTGAAGCCTTGCAAAGGAACGAAACCTGTGCTGATGGGCTTTGACCGCCCACCGCAGCGGCTAGAGCATTGATTGCTCCAGATACCGCTCCACCGAACAAGGCTCCTGCCACGGCTGCTGCTCCATTGATGGAGGCTGTACTATTGCCGGGGAAGTTGCCTTGCACAAGGAACAGGTTGTTTCTTGCAAGACCATTGATTAGGTTGGCACGGAATGCATCGATGCTGAACTGTGACATTTAGGACTCCTTATGGGTATTTAGTGTGGTTTCCTGCATCACGAATCAGGCACCGACCTCGCTGAAGTTTACGCCTGTACGAGTGGCGATGAAATTCAACTGAATGAAGTTGATGCTGCGATTCGGCTTGATGTAGATATCAGCAACGAACCGATTGCTATCGATTACTTCAGGCGTGTTGTTTCTCTCGTCACATACAACCTTGAAGTCAATGAGACCTCTACGAGCCTGTACATCACGGAGGAAGGGTTCGACAAGCGAACGGAACTGCGACCGTGTAAAGGCATCGTTGAACTCAAAGAGGCTGTACTTGGCGGCGGTGGCAATTGCCTTCTCAAGCACGATGAACAGACGGCGCACATTGATGCGGTCGAATGCCGATGGCTTGGCTTGGGCAGTCTTATCACCGTAGAGTACGGTTCCCTCTCCCGTGAAGGTGGCGACAGGATTGATGTTGTTCTTGTACAGAGTGTCCCGTGCTGCTTGTCTTGGTTGGAATGCCAACTTAATGACACCACGAACCTGACCACGGTTCAATCCGGCGGGGCTGTACCAAGGATCAAAGTTCAAATCGGTACGGGCACACAGACCGGCAATATCTCCGTTCAGGGGAACCCAACGGTTCTTGTCGTTGTAGATATCGTACTGATACTTGTATCCGCTGTCAATAAAGACATAGGAAGAAGAACCGATTGCATTACGATAATCTACAGCACGATCCAATTTGACCTGATCGGTTTCATTTGGATCCTTGTTGGGCACCGACAGGAATGCAACACAGTCCTTACGCTTATCAGCAATATCTTTCAAATGCTTGCCTACAAGTAGTGAACCAGCAGTTGCTGCATTATATTCGCCGGTCCAGCAATATTCGGGACCGCCAATGATTAGATTGACATCTACTGTTTCCGAATCGTCAAATAGGTAGTAACCACTCGCTGTCGTGGAGGATCCGTTACCAATGGCTACCTGAACATAAGTTGGGTTGACTCCAGCAACTCCCGTCACTCCAGAGTTTCCTGAATTCAACTTCCAGACACCAACACCAAACGATGTTGTATTTCCTGTGATTGAAGACGAAGCCGTGAGAGATTCTAATTCTGCATACCATTGATCAGTAGTAGAGCCGCCCCACACTCCAGTTCCACCGCTAAACAGGTCAGCAAAACTTGTGAGACTGTTCTTTTCAACGGCGGCAATGTACTTCGAAGTTCGGTTGATTACATCGACATAATACTTGCTCGTTCCGTCTGTTCCCAATACTCCCGGGAAAACCGAAACGCCTTCGAATTTTTCCAACACATTTCCCTTAACACCCGACATCTTCCCATATCGATCAACGACCACAATGTGGAATTCATCTGCTGAACCACCACGCTCGGTTACATAGGTCGATGTGTTTGGCTTTTGATCAAATTGATCTGCATATTGCCAATCTTCCCAGTCACCACCATAAGTGGTCAATCCAGTAGTACCAGATGCAGACTTGGAGCCACAAATCTGAACTTCTAGAGTATTTCCAAGAACTCCAGGATATTTTGCTACGAAAGAACCGAGGCTATTAACTTCAAGAAATTCGTAATTGTCGCCTTTGATATAGGCATCAGATGCACTTGTTCCAGTAAAACCCTTTGCGTTTGCATTAACCATCCCGTCCAGTTCGCCACGAACAACTTGAAGGTTGTTTCCGTAACCAAGGAAGTTAGCGGCACAGAACCACCACTCGGCGTTTGTATCGTCTGGTGTTCCAAACAATTGAACTAGGTTGTTTTCGCTATCGACTAGGATGCGCTGATTGACTGGACCCCAATTGAAGAGTCCTACGAATCCTGCATTTGTTGTGGCAACAGCAGGGACAATCGTTGTCAAGTCCTTTTCTGTTACATTCACGCCGGGGGAAAGTTGGAATGCCATCTCGGTCTCCTTGGATTAATTAGATAGACGGGGGTATTTATTCGTTTGTCCATTTCAGCCATACTCAAAGAATTTCATTGGCATCATCAAGCCACGATCTATCCCGCCTAGATTGTTTAGGTTTGCTGATATCTTCGTTTGAAAGAAGTCTGGCTGCTTCCTCCATATCGTCTTCGCCACCGTCAAAGAATCCGAATGGAGTTAAATCTTCTTCCAATTTTTTCAACTTTTCTTCGAAGAGTCGCTTACGAATATCCAGATTTACCAAATCCTTGAAATAGTCCTGTGTCGTTAGCCATCCAAACATAACCAAGCAAGCCATTAAATCATCGTGATAACCCTCAGTTGCTTCATAAGAACCCTTTTTGGCAATGTAGGTGCTAATTTCGGAAATAATGTCAAAATCATTTACTATCAATTTGTCGGTTTCGATCATTTCTTTAATTACAGAGCAACCCGCTTTTTTGACCTGACTGCTCATCTTAATTCCGCTGTAGGTTCTACCGCCGCCAAATCCCTCTCCTACTCTTTGCCCTTTTTTACCTTTTATAGAGATACTAATGACATTTTCGTACTCAAGTTCGTCCCTGAGAATGTCTGCCACCTGTTGACCTGTGTCGTTGATCTCAACCAAAATGTAAGATTCGTTATACTTACTGCAAATGGATTTGATAACATTTGGAAAAACTGGAATTGGTATTGTATTGTTTCTATATTTGGCAACTACTTTGTATGGCATCGATGTCGCATCAACCACGACCATTGCATTGTAGTCCTGCCCGATTGCACGACTTGAATCGACCAAAGCGGCATAAATGTGTCCTTTGATGGGATGCTCGTAAACAGACAATCCATCTTCATTTTCAATAATTGGTGTCTGAAATACCAAAGAAGCAATTTTTGATGCTTTGATCAAAGTTTCTTGAGATCCCAAGAACTCGCACTCATATTCGGATAGCCATTGACGCTCCGAAGTGTTCTTGATCGTGGTCTCCTTGAATTTATCGTCACGACCAGGAACTTGCCACCAATGCGCCTCTACTGGAACAAAATCAGACTTTTTGTTCTTGGCATTCTGCCACATCTTGTAGAACAGATTCAATCCGTTAGGCGTGGAAACGATTACGGTCTTTGATGTCTTACCTGAAGTGATCGTTGGATATACCGATGTAAAGAACTCTTCGGCAATCTGCTCAGGAACGAATGCAAACTCATCCAACATCAGGAAGTTGTAGGAAGAACCACGGACGGCACTTGATGATGTAGAGGAGCAAATGACTTTTGAACCATTCTCCAATGTAATACTTGTTTTGTTCCATTCCACAATTCCTTGCTGCAACCACTTGGGCAAATTCTCATATGCAATCTTGAACCTATCCATGATTTCCGTAGCGGTCTTCAGTTTGTTGGCAAGAATCGCTGCTTTGTATGTCGGATTGAACAGCACCATGTGCAAAATGCAAGCCACCAATGTTGCGGTCTTTCCGCTCTGACGGGGTATCTTGCAAATCGTAAATCGATTGTCAAATACTGAACGGGCAATTTCTCTCTGAAAGTCATACAACCTGAAGGGCATGAGACCTTCATCGATTGTCACGACCTTGATGTATGTCTCAATGAAATAGATCGGGTCTTCGGAGCATTTGATGTAC